CTTAGTGCACGCCGCCACCCCACTTACCCACCGCTAGAAAGCGGAAAGGGGAATCCATGAATATGCAGTTTTGGCATATTCACGCTTCGTTAAAGGAGCACTACTGCCCTCAACTATCACTAGTTGAGCACGTAGCAGTCTTTCCCAACACCCGATCATTGAAGCAAACGGTCGCGCAGATACTGATTTGCGGACCTTAAGTTCATGACTTTGGGTTTTCCAGTTCCAACGCACGCCTGCACGACATCGTGCAAGTGTAATACGACCCTCCGGTTGTTCAGGAGGTAACCCTATTTGGGTTCTAACGTATGCTGAAGTCTGGTGAAGGGAAGTCGTCCAGCCTAGTACGCTCGATGATTCAGACTTGCAGGGAAATTTTCCTGCTATCGCCTCGATCAAAGAACGTATCGTTTCTGCCATATGCCATAGCCCACGTTTCCACAGGCCATGGTGGTAGGCAAACCACGACGAAAGACTAGAAGCATCCTTTTTCGAAATTGCAGATCGCTTGATCCGCAACGGAGTTACATCTACGCCTTTAAAAGCGTCGATTCCACAAGACTCACGGAATTGTCCGGTGTAACAACTTTTTGCTTGGTTAAACATCAAGCCAAACAACGGAAAACTGCCGAACATTGCGTTCGCAAATTTGGAGGTAACAATTAAGTCATCCCCGTAGACGAACACATGTCTGCGAGCCTTTGCTTCACTCAAACTATGGTCAACCATAATGGTTGCCACAGCAAGTGCATAGTGCACAACCGACATGACTGGAAAACAGAGAGCTGACCCCATAGGGGCGAACTTTCTGCTAGCCAAAAGGGAGCCGTTAGGCATCTCTATATAGTCAGTCGATAGGGCAAGAAGCTTGTCCCGTAACTTAGGGACTTGATCGAAGAGAAGATCTACAAGACTCTTACTCACACGATCAGAAGCTTCCTTCATATCCAGCGTTGCATAATTGCCGGATAATGAAGCACGGAGCGCTAACTTACCATTAATCGTTTGGTCAGTGAAGTTCACATGACCACGTGTTAATGGATGTTGCTCCAGTGTATCTACCATAATCTGCTTTATCCCCTGTTGGAACCACATAAATTCTGGTGGTTCCATGCATATAATGCGAGGGCCGCGCGAGTCCTTTGGGACTATCGCAAGACGGGAAATAGATTCATCCCGTTTAGGCAGGTTTCGGTATCTATGCACGGAAGAAAGTAGATGGCTACTATTAATGTAATAATAGCGGTAATAAGGAAGCACAGCATGCACTTTAGTAAAAAGAAACTGCGGTTCGAACCGCTTAGCATGCATAGTGCGAGTCGCACACTGTCCGGGTCCTGGCTTTGGACGTAAAACTTCAAAGTCTGTGGTCCCGAATATGCGTTCAATGAGGTTTGCTGCATGAAATACATAAGCAGCTTGCCCAAATGTGACGTTATCACAGTGAGTGAGTTCTTCATCCACTGCGACAAAATTCCTAATACAATCATCTACTAGCTCCTGCGGATACTCTAGATCGAGCTTATAAAATAAAAAGCTCAATTGTCGGACGAGTCTTACTGCGTCCGGATCTGAATCCGCCCGTAATGTACCATTGTCATCGAAGACTTTGCGTGTTAACCCATATAGAAAACATGGGAGAGCACTTTTCCGTTTACGCCGAAAGGCTGGAAAAGAGGCAAACTTCTCTGCAAGTAGGGCAGCATCGAAATGCTTACCAAAAGCAGGAAGTGTCTTTGTAACAAAGCCGATACCCTCTGTCCGGAACCTCTTTAAGAGGTATTCCGTATCGAGTTTTCGGTCCTTGCGTGACAGGAGATACTGGTTTCCGACATCCTTAATGAATGCCGTTAGGGAATTGACTATTAGGTCGTCTGGCTTTATGGTTTCCATAAGGTTACCTCCAGCCAATGCTACCTAAGCGTCTTTAGTTACCACCCAACAGTATGTCAGCCAAGTTG